CTATTTAGTCGACCAAAACACGGAAATTTGTTCATATTTAAGCTATTCTTTACTACATGAGTACAAAAACAGCCGAAAATCTATCACTTAGATGGGCACAGGGGGAGGTGTTCAACGCAAAAGAAAGATTTAGGGTCCTGGTAGCTGGCAGAAGATTCGGAAAATCCTATTTATCCTGCATAGAATTACTTAAAGCAGCAATAGACCGCCCTGGCGAAACCTACTTCTACTGTGCCCCAACCTATCGCATGGCAAAAGACATCGCCTGGAAAGAAATAAAGAAACTAATCCCAAGAGAATGGATACAATCCAAAAACGAAACCGACCTCAAAATAGAACTAATAAATGGTTCGCTAATCGAATTAAAGGGCACAGAAAATGCAACAACCCTGCGTGGCCGAAGTCTTGCTGGAGTAGTACTTGACGAAGCAGCCTTCATGGATTCCGATGTCTGGTTCCAGGTAATCAGACCAGCCCTTGCAGATAAACAAGGTTGGGCACTCTTTATATCCACACCAGATGGCACAGCATCCTGGTTTTACGATTTATGGTGTTACGTTCCAGAAGATGAAACAGGTGACTGGAAACGCTGGAGCTTCACAACAATAGACGGGGGTAATGTTCCAGAAGAAGAAGTCGAAGCAGCAAAGGCCCAACTAGATAGCAGAACATTTAAGCAAGAGTTTGAGGCAAGTTTCGAGAATCTCACGGGTCTCGTTGCAGTCTCTTTTTCAGATTCCAACATTTCTAGCGAAGCGGAGGATATATCTATCGCCCCACTTTTATTAGGGGTCGATTTTAACGTAGATCCACTTTGTGGAATCTGTGCTGTCCGACACCAAGAATACTTATACGTCTTTGATGAGATAATTATGACGGGCGGTGCAACAACCTGGGATTTTGCAGAAGAAGTAGTAAATAGATATGGAGTCGAAAGACGTATAGTTGCTTGTCCCGACCCAACAGGTGCAGCCCGAAAAACATCAGGAGTAGGCTCAACGGACCACACTATCCTGCGTAGAAGCGGATTCACCGTATCCTCTCCTCGTTCACCCTGGAAAATTAGAGATAAAATTACATCAGTAAACACCGCACTATATGATGCAGCAGGAGATCGCAGAACTTTAATACATCCACGCTGTAAAGAATTGATAAAATCCTTACGAACTCTGACTTACGCTCCAAACACAGGTATGCCAAACAAGAATCTAGGGGTTGACCACGCATTTGACGCTTTCGGATACCTATGTCTCCAGCAATTTAACCTTGCAAAACCAGAGACATTAGGCCAAACTTCGTTTAGAATATACTAAGAACTACCTAATTCTTACTATGCCTTACCATACGGGAATGAAAAAGAAGAAGAAAAAGAAAAAAGGAGGTAAAAAACGTGGCGAATGTTCCTGTAAATAAAGCGTTATACTCTAGGGTAAAAGCGGAAGCCAAGCGTAAATTTAAAGTTTACCCTTCTGCTTACGCTAACGCATGGCTTGTACGAGAGTACAAAAAGCGTGGTGGTACTTATCGCACAGGAACTAAAAAAAGTGGCAAGAAGTAGCGGTGGCCTTACCCGATGGTTCAAAGAAAATTGGGTTGATGTTAAAAC